TTACAGGGCTAGATAGTGTAGCACTGGTTAATGTAACTCCAGCCGCAATATGTGCACTGTCAATACTACCATTAACATACTGGGCACTATCTACAGAGTTTGAAGCCATTTTTGCAAGTGTAATAGAATTACTGGCTATACTGGTATTAGCTACTACAGTAGTAGGTTGTGGAGTTGCTGCTAAAGTTGCAGCCTGAATACTGCCTGAGCCAGTAATTGTTCTTGAAGAACCATCAGGAGTCATGGTTATGGCATCCCCATCATCGGATATCTTAGCCAGGACTAGATCCTCACTTATCGTTACATCACCTGTAACAGTCACACCATCAGCAAGCCTCATTGTGTGCTTGTCAATGGTTCCAGTGATGTCCATGTTAGTGGGTACATCAGTAAAGTTGATATCATTCAACGTAACTGCACCCTGGGCAATGTCTGCACTTGAGAGTACCCGATCTGCTGGTGGTGATCCAATGTATGCCATTAAGTGATCTCCAAAAGACTCATAATTACATCCACCTTATTTGTAGCAGAACTTGACTTAACCTTAATCTTATCATTCTCTTCCAATACTATTTTTTGACCACCACCAGCAAGCTGAATTGTCGAGCCAGATGGTAATGGACATGACTTTATAATGTAAAAATCATTGGTCCCATCATTTAATGTTGCATCAATATCAACTGAAGCAGATGACCTATTCGATACAGATAATCCAATTACAGTAGCAATTTTATCTGTCCCTGTAACAGTATATGAATCAATCTGAGTTAGGGTGTTACCGATTTCCTTTTCTGTAAATCTTAAAAAAGTGTTTGCCATTTTTTATCCTAAAGCTATTGCCATTGCGACTCCTGTTCCAATTGGCTCAAAGTCTGTACCTGGTTCTTCCCAAGTCATTCCTCCAGGAGTTCCGGAACGTGCAGTTAAAACATGACCATTTGTTGGGGCATTGCTGATTTGCATTTTTGCTTCATTTACTGCTTGATCTGCAATATATGCTTGTGCTACTGGTGTACCCTGCCATGTCCCAGTCCCGATAGTCCCAACTGTAGTAAGAATAGAAGATCCTGAATATGCAGAGATGTCTATATTAGCAACATTATTTAAAAGGAGATCTGTTTTAAGTTCAGTTGCAGTTCTTCCCTCTAATCCTGAAGAAGTAAACCTGGCAAATGAAGCTGTTGTAACAGAGGAATCATCTATGACAACATTGTTTGTGTTTGCAATGCCGTTGGTTAGATCACCTGTATTATTTCCTGAGATACTGGCATCTGAAAGTGCTGAACTTAACTGGGCTACAGTAAATGATCCTAAAGTTGCTGCATTACCGGAAGAAGTAACATGTCCAGTTAAATTGGCATTTGTTGTAACAGTATCTGCATTACCAGTTAGATCTCCAGTAACATCTCCAGTTAATGGGCCTGAAAATGAAGTAGCAGTTAATCCCCCTGATGCAGTCAATGTTACACCGCCACCACTTTTTGCAGGAAGGTCCCCAGTTGGTGATAGTGCAAATAAAGGATATCTGATTTTTTCAAATGTATGATTAGCAGAACCTTGCCATCCAGTTGTTGAAATATTCCCGATCCCACCTCCAGGTGTGGTTCCTATCGTAAAAGTATTTGCTGTTCCAGATAATCCTGATCCATATTGGCCTGAAAACCCTGGACGGACATAATATACAGTTCCTGTAGTTACACCATCTGGAGGATTTGTGCCTAATGTAATTATTATAGGTTGATCCTCATCTAGTCCATGATTGGCACATGAGAATAACACTGTACTATTAACATTATACTGATAAGTAATTGTTTGAGATGATGCAACCGATTCTGATGCTACTGTTACATTTGTTGCTGTGGTTGCAGTAGTTGCAGTGGTTGCGGTTCCAGAAGTATCCTGAGTCCCAGATGCATTCACTCCAGGTAGATTTATGTTTGCAGTACCATCAAATGAAACCCCACCAATATTTCTTGCAGTTGCTAATGCTGTTGCAGAACCTGCATTACCTGATATAGTTGTTTGGTCTCCGGTATTTGTGCCTGAAAGGTTACCAACTTTTGTTTTCTCTGCATCCGTATAAGCATTGGTATCTGATTCCCCTTCATATGCAGTTTTAATCTGAGCACCAGTTTGATCTGCTGTTGCACCATCTTCTGCATTCAGGTGTGTAAGAAGGGTGTTTTTATTGATCCCCAGGGCAATTGTTCCACTTGAAGTTAGTGGACTACCACTGTCAACTTCAATTCCATCATTCCCAGATATAGCAACTGAAACTAATACATCTGCCCATTCAATTGCATAATCATCAGTACCATTTTTAGTTAGGACCTGATCGTCAGTTCCACCTGCAGGTACACCTCTTTCTCCAATTGCAACATCAATATCAGATATTGCATCATTGATAGTTGTACCCCAGGTGCCCCGGCTTGATTCTGACCCTGGTTCTGGTAATGTGATATTTAGGTTAGTTGTTGGATTTGCCATTTAATTAGATTCCATATTGGATAATTTGTACTGACCCTGAACCACCCGATGAAGCTGATCCATTAGTGGGAGGATAAGTACCACTCCCTGCAGAACCACCTGGATGTCCTCCTCCTGATGTAGTCGTTTGTTCTTCAATAACTCCTGTACTTGAAACTGATGCTGTTCCAGTTGAACCTACACCCGAATTTGAATTTGATAGGGTATATCCTACTCGACTGGAAATGGAGAAACATCTCCCGGAAACAGTTATAGTACCTTTTGAACCTCCGCCACCACCATTAGCATCTATAGATACATTTCCTTTATTAGCTACACTTGTATCTGTTCTAAAAAGTATGTCATATGATCCACCAGTACCCCCTGTAACCGTTTCACCTATAGCATGTGAATAACCATTTGTCATCCCGGATTCCTCTGAATTAGTATTAAAATATTCAGAATTCCCGGCCCCTCCTGCTGGTCCAGTAGTTTCTGCAGTATTACCCCAGTAATATTTAGAACCTTCCTGTACTTCAAATACTGCACTGGCATACCCACCAGAACCACCAGCAGTTGGAGTAGCAACATGATAATGGAGTGAATTACCAGGACTCCCACCATTACATTCATAGTGAGCAGAGGCACCGGCTCCCCCTCCACCTCCTCCACCATGACCTACAATAATAACCTTCCAGTAATGAATCCCTGCTGGAACAGTAATATTCTGACCAGTTAAATAGGTGTTATTGTATCGTTCTGTATAATCACCCCAGGCAGTTCTATGGGCAACCTTCCATTGTCCTCCACTCCTAACATGAACTTTATGGATTTGTTTCCATTCATAATTATCCCGAACCCAGGGATATATTACTGGTTTCCATGCACCACCATCTCTGACAGATAAAGTCTCTGCTGCCATTATGCAATCTCATACCAGATGTCACCATTTGAGGGACTACTTGGTGCTGTGTTACTTACTGTCCTAGTCCCCTGACCATTTGTTCCAATTGTATAACCATTCATTGAAATTTCAGTCCCATTTGTTACTGCCAGAGTTGTAAATGATCCAGTGCCTCCTGTAATTGAACCACCTGATATTGCTGCAGTGTCTGCAACCAGGGAGTCAATATTTGCAGTACCATCTATCCACAAATCCTCCCATTGGGAACCAGATGCTCCCAAATCAAGATCTGCTGCACTGGGGAGAACATCTGTTGCAATTTTAGCAGTAAAGGTGACTGTATCAGTATTAGCTGATCCAAGTGTAACATCACCATTTGCCACCAGAGCATCGGTTGTATCTGCCCCTGGTTCTCCAACACATGCTGCATTAGTTGCTCTTGTTGTATGACTCAGACTTGTAAGTGGAGCACAAACAATTGGACCTGAATTGATATGAACTGGCTCAAGAACTTTTGCAACTGTGATTTCAGTATTAGAGGCTATATCTTGGGTAAGGTTATTATTTACAGTAATACTATCTGCAGATGTTTTTGCAGTTACATAATGGATTACAGGGTTTGCTGCAGTTCCATTTGTCGCATGAGCAGAACCAGAAACCCGGATTCGATCACCAACTTTGACTGATTCAAAATACTTTAAATTAGCATCAGTTGAAATTGTATTTGCAGAATTATCTTTACTCAGGAGAATGGCAGTTGAAGTAATACCAGAAATTAATTGGTCCTCAACTTTTTTTGCTAATGCAGTATCAGCATTGGTTAATGATGTATGGAGATTTGTACCCCAGGAAGCATTGTCACCACCTATTTCACTCTTTATAAAATTATAGTTATCAGTAAATGTATTCGCCATTTTATACCTCTGTCCATGTTGTTGAATCTATAGTCTGTTCAGACCAGGTTGCTATAGTTCCTACAACAATCCCGGAGTAAGGGGGTTTACTATGAACACTATGCACCCCTGTGCCAACCCCATCAATTGGATATACCATACCATATGCTTCCCATTGGGTTTTATCAGCTATTTGGAATTGATTAGTTGGATCACTACTATAAGAAAGAATAATATAAAATTCCTTATCGTCTGTTATTGCTTGCCCATAATAATTACTGGATGAACTGTTATACCCATTTACTGTAGGAAATGTTCCAGTAGTGCTAAATGTTACAAGTTGTTCATGTGCTAATCCATGATTTGGAGAAGAAGCAAAACTCCAAGTACCAGCACTTCCAGCCCAAGTTTTTGTTGGGTCATAAACAATCCAAGTTGAGGCAGTGTCAGTTAAGTTACTCCAGGTGGCAGAAGGTGTAGTACCATCGGTCCACTCTACTGATCCATAATAGCCAGTACCAAACATTCCAGACCCATATATTTGTGGCCCAATTAGTTCAGTTACCCAGGTCTCATTCATGTGTAAATATACTTAGGTCTCATGTTCAGAGTTCCACCAGAATAGCGGCTCTTTTCATCACTTACCTGGAGTTCCTGCATAGATCTGGCTAATAACCCATCCCATAATTGAGTTGATTCCTGGTCCATTAGGAAGGGACTAGCTTGCATTAAAGTTGAGTAAAGATAAATATCGGGATGGGCCAATAACAACCAGTTATTAGCAGAATCTGCCAAGCCTGAAAGTGCAGGGATCTTTTGGTAATAATTCAGTTGAACAGTTACTGATGCACTGGGTGTTGGTAACAATTGGATCGAATTTCCTTCAATCGTGTAATAATCTGGTGTCCCGGCTTGGTTGTTTTGTTGTTCCCGGTAGTCATCGGATCTATCTGATGTTATATAAACCAGCCTTTTCGGTGGTGAAGTTGAAGTTAGTTCAATATTCAACATCTCCAGGAAATCAGTTGGAATACTAACATATTGACCTGCTGTTGAAGCAGTGCTGCGAACAAGCATATCCCGGACTCTGAGATTACGATTGAAAGATGCTTCTGCTAGTGAAATAAATTCAGGAATTCTATCAGTCAGGTCTGACCGATTTAGCCAGTTGGCTACTGCAGTATGGAGTTCTGCTTTTGTTGAAATTGCCATTTACGATAAATGCCCTTCCCATGTTTTAAATGCTTTATTTTCTGGTCTATCCAGCCATTTTAATAGTTTTTTTGTAGACCCCTTTGGACCTAGTATTTCATCTCTATAAAGTTTTGCTGCTAGAACTGGTGGGATTTCTGCAACATGCCTGACTTCATTCTTCCTGTCAACAGGTTGCTCTCTGAGGTATTTGGTGTAATCTAAGGTAGGTTGGACATCTTGCTTTTTTACAATATGGAAAGTACCGTCACCGTCCTCTGTATGGACAGCAGTTTCTACCCCAGATTCATTAGATATCAGTGATGATGTTTTCGGCAAATTTATCCATTCTCTCTCCAGAAAATAGGTTGGTACCCCTCCCGAAAGAGGGGTAGTTTAAGGGTTAAACCAGGTTAATTATGCACCGTTGCAATCTGCCAGAAGGCCATGCGCTAGCTCATTATCTACCTGAAGACCGCCTTCCCAAATTATGTACGAGCCTTGCGAATCTCCGATTCTACCGATGGATTCGGTTTCAAAAGCCCGGAGTTGGGCAACTTTCACATATTCTGGGTTAATCAACAGGATGTCTTTATCACCCCGGATGAAACGATCAGCTTGAATTGCATAAGTACCAAAATCACCAATATAAACAGATACATTGGCTTGCACTTCATCAGCTTTCGACGGAAGAGCTACAACTTGAGTTGCTGATGCTCTGCCTCCAAACGTGCTGAGTTTTTGTTTGTTACTTGATGAACACAATATCTGATTTGGAGCATCTCCCGAATTGTCGTAACACAATTTCAGGACACTCTTCAAGAGTGTTTCCGTTGCTGCTCTCGCAGTACTGGAATCAGTTCTTGCGGTTGAGCCAACTGCAGCCTGAGCAGCAGTAGGGTTCGTTCCACCAGAATGCTTATCAATATTTGTTGCCAGTTTTGCTAATATTCCAGCAGTTGTACGAGCAGTTCCTGCTGATGCACTGGAACCTGTATTAACGATAGAGTTCCCAAGCATCAACTTTTCTACATCACGTTTTAATGCACGTGACATTATTGATAATTGATGTGCCATAGCATCTGACACACCTGCACGATTAATTGCTGCTTGTGTACCAGTTACTGCTGCTGATCTCCTTAGAATCTGACACTGGTTAGAATTTCTAACAGTGTTGTTTGGAGTCTCTGCTGCAATAGTTTCTCCCTCTACCCTTCCGGTAGTGGACACTGCAGGTAGTGATTCCGTTTGATGCTCAAAAAGTGTATTAGATACACTGCGTTTTCCTGCCATTGAGACAAATGGAGTTTCTTCAGGACTGATATTATATATCACATCCGAAAGATCCTCACGTTGCCCTTTAGCTTCGTAGGAATCAAACGCATTTGTAATTTTTGCCATAATTGCCTTTCATTTCAGTTAGTTATAATTCATAACAGTTGTTTGAATACCTCAGCAGCATCAGACATTTTGCCCGATTTTGCTAAGCGAATTTTAGCTTTGTGAACAGAAGTTTGCTTCCTGGGTTGCTCCGGTGCAGAACCTGGTGTAACGGATCGGATTGCTGGTGCTGCAGGTTTGAGTTTTACTTTACCCTTACCCTGTAACCCACTTGCAATCATTCCATGCCTTAGAGCTTGTACTGCTCTAGCATCATACACTTGAGAAATTTCCTCAGCAGAATAGCCTAAAGTATCAACGGCATACTGACGAATCTGAGCTTTCTCTTGTTGCATCACCTTTTGGTCTTGCCATTCCGGTATCGCATCAACTAGAGTCTGTTGCTGTTGCACTAGATGCTCCTGCATCTGTTGCTGTTGCTCTTGTTGTTGCTGTTGCTGCATTTGAAAATGCTGCTGTTGCAACTCCAAGTTTCTCTCTTTTTGTGAACGAAAATCTTCCTTCTGTTTCATCCACTGGAGAGGATCTGATTCATACAATGCATCCCAGTCAGGTTCTACTGGTTGTTGGGCTTGCTGTTGCTGGACCAAATGTTCAAGATTCTGTTGATACCGCAACCTATCTTGTTGGGCTGCCTCCTGTTCCGCTTGCAGTTGCTTTTTTTCTTCTGCTACTGCTTGCGTTTTTTTTGTGTAGTCTTGCTGTCTCTGATAACCTGCAAGAGCTTCGTCCAGGGTGACCTCATAGTCTTCACCGTCTAACTTTACCCGGTAATACTTATCAGGTTCCTGTTCTGCTTCTTCCTGTTGATCTTCTTCAGCTTCGATCTCTTCAGATTCTGCTTCTGCTTCAATTTCCGGTTCTTCTGCTTCAATCTCTGCTTCTGCTTCTTCTGGTACTTCTTCATCCAACTGCTGTTGATTATCGGGTGTTTCCCCGGTCAACATAGACTGAAATGCCTGTTCTGCCTGTTGGAGTCCTGTTGCTTCTGCCATAGGTTACTCCCAAAATTAGATTAAAATTTACGTTTCATATTCCGACTAATTGCCGACTTATGAAAATCACCTTTTTCCATTATAACATTGAAATGATTGCGAACCTCCGCTATTGCCCATTGAAGTTGAAACAGGACTTCCCGGCCCTCACGATCTTTTGGGTCTGATTCCTTCCAGGCAGTGATATATTTTTCTTCTAAATCTTGGAATATCTTTTGGAGGAGGGGGTCTGACAGCAGTTCTTTTGCTCTCTGGGAGTCTTTTAGTTCCTGGTCTACCTGGTCCATTGAACCTCCATTAGTACAATAGAGATT